AGTTCTGTAGCCTTTTCTTCTTTGGTCATTTTTCTATTCCTATAATAAAGTTATTAAAGTTTGCAAAATCAATGTTTTCTATGAAGTGGATTAGAGCTTCAGATAGATCTCGAGTATACTTTACTGCAGATACCTTGTAATTAAAAGTTTGATAAGATATCAGGAGAACTATTTTGTCTTTATAAGGTTTGTAAGTTATTTCACCACCTAAATCTTCAAGGTTTTTGACTGTTTTCTTTAGTTCTAGAGGTAGATGTACCCAGATATCTAACATATTTGTATCTTCAAATATAGTCTCACTTGTTTGGTCAAAGTTTAGAGGTGGAGAGTCTCCAGATAACATAGAGTCTATGTCTAGTAATGCCTTGAATTGGTTTAGTAGTTTAGTAATATACGAGTTGTCTTTACTTTCCATTTTGATTCCTTTCAGTTTAGTCATTGTTTTAAAGTATCTTTAACAAGCTTGATTTGTTCTTTAGTTATGGAGAATTTTTTATTTGCTCTCCAGCCGGACAAGTTTGAGAGTAAGTATAGTAGTTGTACTCTTAGTTCCTCACTATTGTAGTCATCTTCACACATTAGTAAGGCTATCTTAGCATAGTTGATTGCATAATTGAGAGCTGGATTATCTTGATTCTCAATTATCAGTTTTAGTGCTTCAGTTTTAGTCATTTTAGTTCTCCAGTTTATAAGTATTAGTTTATTAGTAAATTTCGGATAACAGTTTTTCATCATTTTACATATAGGTTATATACATTGACGACCGATGGGTCTGAAGGGGTTTTCTTATATTGTATATATATTATATATATATTTATTATATAGATAGAACCTACCTTACTCCACTACTTGACCAGATACCATACCGTTAACAATGTATGTAACCTATACGAAAAATGGTGAAAAAGTGTTATTATATGTGAAGTTTGTGCTCTGCCTTGTATGCTTCGATAATATCGGTTCTGAGTGCACATAAGTCCTTGTAATTCAGTGTGTCTTTGTTTATATAAGCCTAACTGGACTAGGTTTAGTTCGTTTAGGTTTTGCATAATAAGTCTCTATAAAGTTTATAGAACTATCCGGTAGGTTGACAATAGCACCTACCGGATATTAGTTGTCAACATTATCTGGCATAAATCTGCTGAGTGCGCTTTACGAATTCTTGTATGTCAATTGTCCCGGATTCACGTTCTGCGTCAAGTATGGCAAAATCGGTAGCATTGATAATATTCTGCTCGGCTTTTTTGGTGTTTTTGGTAGGCCTGATAAGTGCTTGAATATTAATCTTCTCAGATTTCCAAGCAAGTTGGTAAACTTTATTGGCTTCGACCTCATCCACGAATTTTGTATAATCCAAGTCCGCTTTACCATCAAATCTCCATAACTTTTTACCGGCTGAATTTACGGTCTTTGAGTCGGTAAACGCCAAGATATAAGCGACATCCTTTGGTGCTTTTATCTTGTTTTCGTAAAGTTCACCACAAACTAGAGTGGTATCATTTACAACAATTTCAGTCCCAATTACGTTCTTTAGTTCATAATACATGATATTTCCTTTCGATAATGTTACTAAAAATCGGTTTCGTGACAATCACGCCGATATCATTATATAATGCAGGTTCTATACCAATACCAATAAAAAGCATAAAAAATGCAAAATTGACATAAACCATTATATAGCAAGGACTTACATCAATGTTAAAATGGGGCGATTAAATAGGTTTGGTAATCATGATGCGCAAAAACAACACGAATATCGGGTAATTGACATAAGTCCTTACACCATAACGATTTACATCATGTTGTAAAAAAACATCATATGATGCAAAATATCAACACTGATCAGTGCCTGATTGATAAGGTGGATACATAATATCTAAAACATTGTCACTCCATAATATTAGATAGGGCTGGTACTGGAGACGGGCAGACAGGAATTGTACTTGGTATAGATAGTATGTATACAACTAATTATTAGATACCCACTACCTCTAGATAGATTTTGTATCTACAATATTCTGCTCAGACCAAAAACCCCCATCTAGGGGTGGGGGGGGTAGTACCACTCTCAACTAAATTTTTTCTGAAAAATAATTGTGGACAAAAAATTATTTTATTATTCCATCTGTCAAACCTCCTTACAATGTATATATATATTATAATGAAAGTGTTTATTTTCTTTGCAATCCTACAAAACAGTATTTCATCGGATGAAAAACTATAATGTCAGCTATCTCAAAAGTTAAAGTCCTCTCTGCTCTCCACTATCGCATAATGGACTTTGTCCTAGCTGGATGGAAATATGTTGATATTGCTAAAAAGGTTGGCATCTCATCCCAGCAAATTTACAACATAAGATCTATGATTACTTTCCAAGATACATTAGCACAACGGCGGGCTGTCCTTGATGAGAAAATTTCGGACAACTTAACTGATGATCTCTCAGATCAAGAATATGTATCTAAAAAGCTTCAAAAAGGTACTAGAGCAGCTGTGGATAAACTATGCTCTCTCGTTGACGCCTCAACAGATTCTATAGCTCGGGCTGCTGCTGATTCCCTCTTAGATCGCGGAGGCTTCCCCAAACTTACGAAAACCGAAAATACTACCGGAACAATCTTTGTCTTAAACCAAGAAGACTTGCAGCGGCTGGAAGATACGATAGAAATGGATGCGGACGAAGATCCTAGTAAATTAGTAAAATCCGAACAAGTTGAACCAGTGATAGATGCTGAGTTCACTGAAAAATAGAAAGCGGTCTTGCTTCTTTCACAGTGCAGTGTAGTGGTCACTTTATAGGAATAACATAGTTCTGACGGTCTATGCCTTAACTGGTACGACCACTACACTGTTATTTAGTTCGGAATATACTTTAAATTTATTACTAAAATTCCCAGACGTACCAGGATCAAACCGTCCAGCCGCCCGCAGCGAAGCGGAGGAAATGCGGCAGTTGTCTGAGCTTAATGTTATAACTGTGAAATATAATGGCTGTAGAACTTGATCAAAAAACATTAGATAAGCTTGCGAAGAAAGGTAAGGATTCATTATTCTTTTTTGCTAGAGCTATCTTAGGTTTTGATCTGTTAACTGAAGATATACATAAACCTATATGTCGGGACTTAGAACAGTTTAGTATTAATACTAGACAGGTTATTATCTTACCTCGTGACTGGTTTAAATCTACATTGGCTTCAATAGCTTATCCATTATGGAGAGCTGTCAATGATCCTAATATAAGAATATTAGTTGTTCAAAATAGTTTTAGTAATGCTTGTAAGAAGCTTGGTAATATAAGACAGATAATTGAGCAGAATAAATTGTTTAGGTCTTGTTATCCTGAAGTATTGCCAACAAGAAATGGAGTATGGAAATCTGATTGTTTGACATTAAACAGAAGAAAGCCAGCACCTGAGGGAACTTTTGAAGCTGCTGGTATTGGTACTGCTGTTGTTTCAAGGCATTACGATTTAGTGATAGAGGATGATACAGTCAGTCCATCTAAAGATGCTTTAACTGGTATCATGATGCAGCCTACGAAGGCTGAAATTGAAAAAGCTATTGGATGGCATAGACTTGTTCATCCTCTACTTATAGACCCAAAAAATTCACAGATACTTATCGTTGGTACTCGGTGGGCTGAACGAGACTTGCTGTCCTGGGTAGTTGAGAATAATCCAAGTTATAAGTTGACAACTAGGGCGGTGCGTGAGAACGATGATGGTGTCCCAGATCCTAAGGGTCATGTAGTATGGGATAGATATGATGCAGAAGTACTAGCAGATTTAGAGCGTGATGTAGGACCTTATATGTTCTCGGCTCTATACATGAATAATCCTACTAGTGCTGCTAATCAGGTATTTAAAAGAGAATGGATAAACTATTGGCAGGATTTGCCGAAGAATCTATTATACTGTACATCAGTTGATCCAGCTGCTTCTGATATGGAAGAGTCTGGAGATCCTGATTATAATGTAGTTATGACTACAGGTATTAATCCTAAGAATGGGCATATCTATGTTGTTGATTATGTAAGAGAACGAATGACTCCAGGTGAGTTGATTGATGCTATATTTAGACAAGAACTTAAATGGCATCCAGTAGAAGTTATTGTTGAAGCTATATCTTATCAGAGAACTTTGTGTTACTGGTTAGAACGTAAGCAGAATAAGTTAGGTCGGAATTTTCTTGTTAATCAGGTTAAAGGTTTAAAAGGTTCTAAGGAAGATAGGATTCGCGGTTTACAACCTTTCTTCGCGAACACTAGAATCTTTATTCGTACTGAGCATGATATGTTAGAACGGGAACTATTGGCGTTTCCTAAAGGTGCTCATGATGATTTGCCTGATGCGTTACAACTTCAGTTAGCTTTCTGGGGTGAGGTAAACGCTGAGCATATTGCGGCTCAACATCAAGTACATATGGCTGATGCAAATTCTGGTCTTAGTATTTTGAATGAGATTAAGAAAAGAAATACTATTCATAATAGTTATCCTTATGATATGGGTAATCGTAAAGATACACTTAAACATGTGCGACCTTATTACGGACAAATAGATCATGGGAACAATAGCATCAAAATCAGAAACTAAGTCTGAAGCATATGACCAGTTGAATATTGCAAATGCTGCTGATACTATGCTTAGGTCTGAAGAAATTAAAAATAATAGAAAGCTTTTCAGACTCGCACCTAAAGAGTTAATAAAGAGGAAAGCTGCTATAAATGCTTTAGTGAAAGATAAAAACTAATGGCTAAAATGACTCCGCAAGACTGGTTGGTCGAGATTGACAATGGTCTAGAGTATCGAAGATTATTTGGTTATGAAGATTCTTGGGATAAGTTAGAACAGGATTTTTATAATAGTCCTCATGGTGATGCTTCAGTTGGTTCTAATCTTATATATTCTATGGGCGATTCTTTGTTATCAGGTATAACAGTGCCTGATCCTGAGTTTACTGTTATTGCAGAACATCCTAGTTCTGTTGATAAAGTTGCAACTTTAGAATCTTTAGATAATTGGTTTACTAGAAAAACTAAACTTAAGACTCATGTTGAAAGATCTGAACTTTATAACTATCTTAAAGGTAAAGCTATTATAAAGCTTGGGTATGATAGTGAATGGGGATATGATCCTGATTATGATACTGGTCTTTTAGTTGGTGAACCTAATGGTTCTACCTTTACTCAGTTTGATAAGCAAGGTAATCGGATTGAGTATAATAATTATCAACCTGGGATGCCTTGGGCTAGGGCAGTTAATCCTAAAGATTTTGTTGTACCTTGGGGTTGTCAAGAAATTGAAGATGCTAGATGGGTTGCTCATAGAGTTATTCGTTTAAATGTTGCATTGAAGAAAGATCCTAAATATAAAAATACTAAAAATCTTGAACCGGATATTTCTATGGAAGCTTATCTGGAACAGGATAGACGAGTTCACAGTTCTGTAGTTAAGAGAACTGATATTAGTAGAAGTTCTACTTGGCAACAGAATACTTTTGTGATTTATAATGAGTTGTGGGAAATTAGAGATAGACGTACTGGTAAGATAATTGTTATAACTAGGAACTATGATAAGTTCTTGCGTGAAGATCTTGATGCGTTACAGTTATATGGGATTCCTTTTGTATGTTCTAATTTTATTCCAGGTACTAGAAGTTTCTGGACTACTCCTCAGGCATATTATCTTGGGCAGAATCAGGCTACGGAAAATGATATTGCTGTTCAGTCTATTAAAACTAGGCGTTTGAGCATTCTTAAATTTTTGTGCAATGAAACTGCTATCAGTAGAGACGAAGCTGATAAGTGGCTATCTGGAGATGTTGCTGCTGTAGGTTTTCATAATGGTACTAGAAATGCTGCAGATGTTATTACACCTATGCAGAATAGCAATAGTTACAACTTTATGGCTGACTCTAATATTAATAGAGGGCAAGCTAGAGATGCTATTGGATATTCTAATAATCAACTTGGTGAGTTTGATGCAAGTTCTAGGCGAACTGCTAGAGAAGTTTCTCATGTTGCTGCTGGTTCTGATAAGAGAGAAAGACGTAGAATAGATTCTGTTAGACATATGTATGGTGAAACTATTAGAGGTTTTAATAACTTTGTATTTACTTTCTGGAATACTCCAAGAGGTATTATGCAAGATAACAAGCCTATAACTTTTACTGGTCGAGAACTTAAAGGTGATTACAGTTATAGTGTGATGTTGAATACTAAGAGGATTGTTGGCAAGTCTGAACGTAAAGTAGAAGCAATGATGATGTTGCAACAGTTTATAGGTATAGTACCACCTGATAAGATTCCAGCTTTATTTGATTATCTTATAGATGCCGCTAATGATCCAAGTTTTGAAAGATTACTTTCTAATATGACTAGAACCGCTAATCCTCAGGGACAGCCTGCTCAACCGGCTTTATCTCAGGGACAGCCTCAAGGACCTCAATAATGCCTATCTATGATTATGTATGTGAAGATTGTGGTAAAGAGTTAAATGATCAATTCCAGAAGACTTGGGATTATTATCCTGAGCATTGTGGTAAGAAGATGGTAAGGAAGATTGTATTATTTACACCTGAAGTCTTTCCGTCTGAAGGGATTACGTTAGATCATGTTGAAGCTCAACCTAAAACATTTAAAAGTAAAACTGAAATGAAAAGGTATGCGAAAGATAAAAATTTAGAACTAGGAGCATTACTGTGAGTACCGAAAAACCTGTGGAATATAAAGAAGATACGAAATTTATTATTACTATTGATAATGTTGGAAGAACTTTAGTTGAT